CATGCTTCGTCATAGGACAAACCCGACATAACATATCCGAAGAATGCCATAAACGCGTTCAAAATCGAGTTGAAGACTGATGTCTCAGGAGAACCAGATAACCTGGACATCAATGTTTGGTAGGCCACACCGAATGCTGTGTAGCCTTTCTTGTCGTATTGGCTCTTCAAGAGCTCAATCAAAATCTCGTGATATTCATGGCGGAACAGAGCAAGCATAACCATTCGCTCTAATAACCTAGCCTTCGACGAGACCCGACCATCACACTTATCTAAATCAGTGTTCGTAACGTGTGAGCGTGCACTCTGGGCCACAGCTGCAACACGCGCAGCTATGGCCTCAGGGGTTTTCCCAAATGCGTACCAATCCATGGTCTTGAGATATTCAGCCAGGGCATAAGTGAAGCATGAGTAGTCAACTTTGTCAACAGGATTGATCGTAGAAATGTTCCTTGGTGGCTTGGGGCCTTTATAGAACTCTTTCTTCATAAAACTCGACACAATCCGTCGAAACCACCTACCTGTGAAGCCAGCTTCAGCAATAAGTCTTTGCTGACTGGGACGAGCCTGTCTGCGCGACACTTCATCATGGTCATGAGGATGCAGCGTATGTCTGACTTCCGCGGGAACAAATCTGTCCACGAATGCCTGCATAGCTTGCAACTCATATGGGGTTGGTTCAGCATCAGCAACGGCCACGCTTGTGATCCGTTCCTCCACCATACATTCATCGTTTTCCTTCCCTTGGGTAGGACACCAGCATTCTTCAAGCAAAGGTTTCATAAACGCTTTACCACAGAGTTTGGGAGCTGGGTCACACACCAAGGGTTTGAAGGTGTAGTGGTTGATGCCGCTGCCAGGAATTGATATGAGTTGGGCGGCCGATGGTAGGCCACGTTTGTGATACTCATACAGTGTGACTGCAGTTGGACCATCACACTTCCCCACATATGTCTTGATTTGGTGTGGGGTGAACGTAGTGCTAGTGCGAGCGAGAGCAGCTAGACCATCATCAATGCCAATTGGTATAGTGGCACACGAATATGCGCCCACACGACCAGTTGACATGTACAATCCATCTTCCTTGGTAACTTTCAGTCGCAACGACACCCCATCTGGTTGAACGAGCTTGAGTCGTGTCAACGAGGGTGTGTTCAAGTTCCAAGCGAGGAGGGACCCAATGAGACCAAACCTATACACAGGTGCCAATAGCACGAGTTGATGATCTTCATCGGTGTTGCGCCGTTCAATGAAGAACGTGGCAGTTTGGTATGGCACGCCCAGCCAATATTTCCGTAGAATCACACAGTCGCTACTGTAGTTCCACACTGGATGGGTGTAATGGCCTCCGCCATTCACGTCGTATTCCACCTCATTCGCTGAATTGAAAGTGTAATAATAACCTACAGCTGGGACTTGCGTGTCCTTCGAAACAGCAGCTGGTTGGAAAGTATATAACAACGTGGCCTGGAATTCTTCTAACAACCGTTCGGGCATGTCATTGTAATATTCGTCAACGTCGACGTACACTACCAATGACCGCTCGGGCACGGTGGGTGGTCTGGGATCTACATTCA